CGGGGTCGGCGCAACATTGATGCCCATGAGGCCGATGTCTTTGAGCCAGACGCCATTGACGCAGTTGGCGATGATAGATGGAAGATTCTGCGTATAGTTGATCAGCACCGTGTTGACGGTGTTGAAGCCGAGCGACTGGCTACCACGCGGCGTCGGTAAATTAGAGCCGCTGACTAGCTGCGCGCCCATGCCGCCGGTGCCAAACAGTGCGAACTGCCCGCCCTGATACGGCAGAACTCCGTAACCAACCGGAACCGAGGCCAGTGCGAATATGCCAGGCGGCAGCTTCACCGGAAGATTGGCTGCGATAGCCTGTGACATCGCCAGATTGATCGCCACCGAGCTGTCATTGTTCCCGGTAATATCAATCTGGAAATCCCGGCCATCAACGAACACGCCCATGAAAGAGCTAAAGATGGCTACGCCTATCACATATGGCGTTCCGGCCGCAATGGCAGTTGGATACGACACACCGAGCGTTAACGTATTCGAGGTGTTCGAATCGATGATGGCAGAACGGCCGGCATAGAGACCGGCCAGGAAGGTGACGCGAAAGCCTTCCCATTGGTTCGTGGTCCACGATTGCGCAATATCAATCAACGTATTTGGCGACGTGCCACCGGTGGTCGTGGCAAAACCATCCGACCCGACATTTACACTGACAGGGGCAACTTCGTACTGCGCACCTGATGGGATATTGACCGCACCGTTGATTGGTCCGCTCAACGTAATCGAATTCGAGGTGTTACTGGCGATGGTGCCGGAATACCCGGCATTCGCGCTACCGATAGGCCCGATGAAAGTCAGCTTCTGACCGGCGAACTGATTAGCTGCCCAGCTCTTGGTCGAGTCATTGACGACGGTTGTACCGCCGCTGCCGGTGGTCGTGCCGAACGTACCCGGCACGGTGGTGCGCCCAGATATGCCGGCCAGCATAGCGGCGTGGGCATTGCTGATCTTGATCACGCCACCACGCGCCTCATCTCCGGTATCGTCTCCAGGGTAAACGCCGACGCCTAGTGGATTGAGCGCTGATGTCGTCATGCTGAACTCGTCAGCGAGTTCGCTGGCGTGGCAAAGATGATCCGATAACGGCCCTCGACGTTGACAGCCGTTTGGTCCGCTTCCTCATAGGTCCACTCGGTGGACTCCTCCACGATGCTCAAGGATAAGCCTCCCAATGTTTGATCCTGCATCATCGCGGCATGCATCGGCACCCGTATGCCATCGGCCACCTGATCGGGGATATCGCCACGCACCAAGATCATAGTGCGCAGAACGAAATCACGTTTCATTAGGCTGTAGGCAGATTTGCGCTCGACGGCTTCTGACGATGGTTCAATCAAAAGCGCGTTGCCTTCGGACAGCGCCAGCGCTGCCTGGCGCGAACGGTACACCGTGCAGCCGGTCACGTTGGCCGTGAACAGCGTGAACAGATATTCCATGATCTGCTCACCTATCGATGGGTTCATGTCTCCAGCCTCGCGCGGCTGAAGGTGCCGTCATCCAGCATATACGACTGAAGTACCTTGTACGTCACACCGCGAATGATCACCTGCGATCCAAACGTCAGCGGCAACTTCATGAGCGCCGGTACGGCAAAGTCCAGCAGGAACGCCATAGGGGATTCGAACCCATACAGCGACGCCGCAGCCGACATGTATTCGATCTCGTATTGATTGGACGCGATGCGCCCGCCAAGGATGTCCTCGCCCGGCTGCGACATGATGACCATATATGTGCTGTAGCCTTTATCTCCATATGGATGTTGCACGAGCGATGGCAGCGGCCACCACACCGGAGGATCCCAGCTGCGAATCAATTGGAACAGCTGCGCATAACCGGAGACTGGCGCCGGCTGCGGCGCCGGCCCGCTGGCGGTGAGCACCGGGGAACGTTGCAGGATAGGCGCCCCAGAATCCCAGCCGCTCAGCAGTGCCCGCAGTAGTGCTGGGTTGGTTGAGGGCACGTAGCTTGGCTGGGATTGCGGGGCATAGAACGGAGCCTGCGGCAGCACCAACGGCGCGTCCCACGCCTGCATGAGCAGCCGTAGGTTGGCCAGCTGGATCGGGGGCGGCAGCGTAACCAGCGGCCCGCTTTGTGGCAGCAAGAGCAGCGACGGTAAAGGCCACCAGACGGGCGCGTCCCACATCCGCAGCAGCGACATGAGCAGCGCGCTGCTGGTCGGCGGCGGTTGGCCAGGGACGGTCGGCGGCGGCAGCCACGAGGCAACGCTCGCGTACCCCTGCGCGGGCGGTTGCGGCGGTGCCCAGCTGCCGAGGATAGGCGCGAAGATCGCAGCCAGCGGCGTCGGCTGGAACGGTGGGCCGCTCTGCGGCAGCAGCCTTATCGATGGTAGCGGCCACCAGACGGGCGGCTCCCAGGTCCGCAGCGTCGCGTACAGCGCCGCGTAGCTAACCGCTGGCGGCTGGCTGGACGCTGCGGTTGGTGGCAACCATCCGGCAACAGAGGCATATCCCTGCGCTGGAGGCTGCGGCGGCGCCCACGACGCAATGATCGGCGGTAAGACGGCCGCTAGTGGCGTCGGCTGGAACGGTGGGCCGCTCTGCGGCAGCAAGCGCAGCGACGGCAACGGCCACCAGACGGGTGGGTCCCAGGTCCGCAGCGTGGCCAGCAGCGTGGCGGCACTTATCGGCTGTGGTTGGCTTACAACCTGCGTCGTGATGAACGGCGCTATCTTCGTGCCCAGCTGAGGCAGCGGCGGCGCCACCTCCCAGGTTGAGCGGATGGCGTTGAACGTCGCTGCGCTGACCGGCTGCGGTTGGCTTACTATCGGCTGCGTCGCGATCATCGCCGAAGTCGGTGGCAGTGCGAAGGTCAGTTGCCACAGGTTCGGGATTACCTGCGTGTAGGGCGATTCGAATGCAAGCATCGTCGCCAGGTTCGATACCGGCAGCAATGGGGCAATGTCGCCTGCCCCCTGGTAGTACGCATCGCTCGGCGGCACGTCCCAGGTTGAACGGATGGCGTTGAACGTCGCCGCACGGATCGGCTGCGGTTGGCTGATAATCGGCAGGTTCGGCGCTATACGGCATGCGCCTTGATAGGACGAACGCTCAGGCGGCGTGTCCCAAGTGCTGCGCGCAACCATATAGCTGGCAGTACTTGCCAACGGACCACCTGCCGCTGGCCCCGATGTAACTAGCTGTGGCGGCCTCTGTGTCGGGACCGGCACATAATTCCAGGTTGAGAGAATTACGCCAAATGTTGCCGCTATGATTGGAGCGAACAATGGCGGCGGTTGCGGCGTCGGACCGCTCTGCGGAAGAATATCGCGGGGAGCGTGTGGCTGACGCCCACCAATGAAAGGCGGCGGAGGCGGGTAAAATGGCCCTGCCATGATTGTTCTTCCCGCCTCCGCCGTGCTACTGGCTTAGCCCAGCTCGCGGTACGTCACACCCATCTGCCAATTGGTCAGCGATCCAGGCGCCACCGGGAGGTGGAACCCGAACCCGGACGCGATACCGGCACTCATCGCGATCACCTCATTCGGCGTCGGCACCCACAGATACCCGTTCAGGTTGTTGAACGTATCCGAAGTGATCACCGTCTTGGTGCCGGCGCCTTCCGCCGAAGCATTGGTGCCGGCCGTGCCGGCCGCACCCGCCGTGCCACCAGTGATGCCTGAAGCCGGGTCGTTGAACTTCAGCTTCGTCGGCGTGGTTGACGTGAGCGTCGGGAACGCAGTGATCTGCGTGTTGAACTGGCACCGCTGCTGCGCGCTCGTCGCCGTGCCGGTCTGACCGGCCCAGGCGCGGATGACCTCGAAGCCCTGCGTTGCACCGGGGTTGACAAACACCAGGGTCACTGCCTGGTTGGCCAGCGTAATACCGCCGACGGAAACATTGTATTCACGAGCCATGATGAGCTACCTCTTTAGATGAATGAAGAACCTGACCAAACTTTCCAGCCTTCGACTGTGAACACCCGGACCCGACCACTGCGCCGCTCGATGCGGCTGGCCCATTCTCCGGTAAATGAGCCATTGCGCAGCACATCGAAGGCGAACTCACCGCGCGGCCCGAAAGTCCTGTTGAAGCCCAAAGTCCATACCGTGCCATCACCCTCAACCACGAGCAGCGCTGGCGGGGTCGAAACATAATTCTCGGTCTCGAACTTCTGCTCACCACCCAGCTTCATGTATTGAAGAACGGTATTCGTTTCTCGACCATTGGTAGGAATCATGTTATCCCCTATTGAACGGTAATCTGACCCATGCCGCCGGTGCGCAACCATGGTGTTGGAAGCGGCGACCCAATCGACGTGAATGAGATGAACCCACCCGCCGAGTTGTTGGCGGTGCCGACCGGCGTGTTCTGAATTGTCCAGGTCTGAGAGCCTGCCGCGCCATACAGGTAGTACGCGAACGTGTCGGCGTTCTCAACCAAGTCGAGATCGACTTCTCCGGTGTAAGTGCACAGACCCCATACCGAGCCAACGGGCGACAGGGTATTGAGACCAGGGCCCTGCCCGAGTCCCAGATTACAGATCATGATGCCGGCCGAACTAACCGCTGATGGGCTAGGCGACGCGGTGAAATGATCCGGGCAGATGAACGTCGATACACTCGTCGCCGGCACCAGCACGGAACCACCAATTGTCGCTGACAGCTCGCACGTCGTTGAGCTCAATCCGGCCGCTATTACATAATAGGGTGTGCCGTTCGAATAGTTCGATGGTGTAGCGTCCTGGATATAGACCTTGTCCCCGGCCGCGAAGGATTGCGCTACTGTCGTCCACACACCCGTCGATGTGTTCTGCGAAGCGGATTGGAAATTAACCGTCTGATTGTTGGCGAGGGAACTGTCGTATGGCGACGTTATCGCATTCGCTATGTCCAAGAACCGCCACGACAACGTTGGGTCACCACCACCACCATTAATCCATATATCAAGGTTTGGATTTGGTACTGTGTTTTCGCAGTACCAAATCCCTGCACCGGCCGCCGATTGGGTATAAGCGTTGCCCTCGCTATCCGTCACCGTGGTTGCGTTAAGGTTGGGATCGGTCGAAACGAGCACGCGCAGATTACCTTGAGCGGTTACCTGGAGCCTATAAGCTCCTGTCGCCGGATAAGATATTGTAGAGAAATGGTGCCGCGAGGCAAAGCGAATCGTAGTCACCGGGGCGGTGCCGCCCCCTGGTGAGAGCTTGAACGCAGCAGAAAGACTATTCCAATTGTCTCCGCTTTCCGCGACCGAGACAATGGCGGGCGCGATAGCGGCGCTTGTCGCCTGCACCGTTCCAATAACGGCCTTCGGCAAGCTGGTGTTGGGGTTTGCGTTCCAGCCGATATCAGCATTCAGAATTGTCTGATTCGCGCCTGGGAAAATGCCGGTCGTAAGATTGCTCGGGTTGTTATCCGATTTGATGAAATACGACCAGACGAAGTTGCCCCCGTTTGCATTATTGTTTCCCGGCGTGAAGCTCGGCACCGCCGTGCTGGTTGATGGTGTTACGCCATTGCTAGAGGTGCCGTTCAGGACGCTCGATGCCGCCACGCCGTAGAGTTCGGTGACGACCATGTTGAAAATCTTCGACGGAACCGTACAGGTTCCAGTGCCAGTGCCAGCCCCAGTCGCAGTGAACAAGGTTCCCACCACATAGCCGGCCGGAGCCCCGAACGTTGCCCAATTCGTCGTGCCCAACGTGGTGATGGTGTAATTGTTTCCATTGACCATCGCAGTCGCGGCAATCGGCGCATTGAGGTTCAGGGTGATGGAGTCCTGACCGCCTGTTATGCCAGACACGTAATAGACATACGCATCATTCGCGCCCGCTCCCAATTGCGAGCTAACTGCCTGCGTCAAACTCCCATTGACCGCGCTAACGACGCTCGTGATTGTCGTACCGCCGTCAACCTCGAAGCCGACGACGAGTGTATTGCCAGCGCCGCTCGGGGTCGGCAATGGGTATTTGAAATTGTTGCCGCCGATGTTCCGACCTGACGGATTGCCGCCGCCGCCAAGATGCTGATAGATGTGGCCAATGCTTGTGTTCGACGGCGCGAGCACAATCTCCACCATCAAAGTGACAGTCGAACCAGAACCGGTGACATTGGCATTCTGACTCGACCAGCTGGACACACCACCGTTGGTATCCTGCAAAGCCGCTTGGTAGGTTGTGCCGACAACCGAAGTGCGATTCGACATCCCGGTAGGAGCAGCCGTAATCGCCTGCGTGATGTTGCTGGAGAACACAAACCCGAGTACCCACGAATTGCCGCTCGTCGGGTCGGCCATCGTGAGCGCCGGGTAATTGACCGTAGCGGTAGTGGATTTATTGACCGCACTCTGCCCGACGCGCACGGTGTTGCCGCTCGATGGTCGGTATACAGCGATGATCAGCTCGCTGGCATTCGTCCATGTGCCACTGGCATCGGACGTAGAAGTTGCAATCTTCCAACCAAGAACGCCAACGCAGGTGACGGCCGTTGAATTGCTCTCGGTCTCTACCGCCAAATAACCAGCCGGCCTGGTCGGTGCCGTGACCGAGGCGCCGCGCCCGGCTAGGATCAAAATTAGATCACCGGCCTGGTGCGTCGGTGGAGCACCATTGTTCGCGCTATAGGTCGTGGAGCCGACGAAGGTCAGTGACATCTTGGTGCCTTAAGCACGAGTGATTGTATGGTTGTAAGTCGGCCACGCAGCCCAATTGCTGCGTGGCGTGTCAACTTTCAAATCACGGCGTGCGCAGTCCACCGATGGCCACGATGGAGATCGGGCAGTTGCCCGCGCCAACCGTGATCACCGACGCACCGACATACCGCAAAACGAAAAAGCTCGCCGGCAGCAGGATGTATTCCTGCGTCGGGGAGCCTGCCGCCAGAACGGTGGCCAGGAACGCCGTCGCCACCTGGCTCGAATCCGGCGTGCTGCCTGTGCTGCTCGCCGATGATTCGAACGTGGTCGCCGCGCTCGTGTCGGTCAACGTTCCGAATGAGGCAAGATAGGCGATGTACCCTTCGAACTGGGTGGCATCTGCCCACTTACCGCTTGCCGAAACGGTGGTCGTCGCAGTGGCGATAACCACCGGGTCCATGAGCGAGATCGCCTTGAGCGAACTGCCCTGTGCTGCATCCAACATGATCTTGTACTCCTGATTTGGTGGTTAAGCGGCGACCGACTGCGTGCCACCACGAGTCGCTGCCCGAGCCTGCTCCTGCACACGAGCCGCCTGTGCCCGTGCGGCTACCCGCAACTGCGCACGGGTGCGGGTATCGGCCGGGATGACCTTGCCGTTCTCGTCCTTCGGCTTGAAATCGGCCTGCGGACCTTCCTCGTATTCCTTCTGCGTGATGCGCTCGCCGCGATTCGCCGCGATCACGTCCTTGGCCTCACCCTGATTGAGAAGCACCGTCTCATTCGGGTTCACGATGCCACGACCGCCGACAAAGAATCCGTTGGTGCAACGGACATGCCACTGATTACTCGCCATGATTGATCTCCGATATTGATTGCGTGATGTCAGGTGATCGTCGCGCCGTTCTGGCAGAACGCACCGGGATAGCGCAAACCAACGTCGCACGTCATGAACGCGCGCACGCCGATGATGCCGGCCTGGAAGTTCGCATACGGGTTGACTTCCAACTCCAGCACGCCCCACTCGGCGATGATCAGTTGGTCCCAATCGCCGAACAGCATCGTGCTGGCCGCGATCTGCTTGGATGCCATGCCGGGGAAGCCGCAGCAATCCGCATCCCACATCGTCCCGTCCCACAGCGGCGAGTACGTGTTGGCGAACTTCGTGCGCGTCATCAACAGTTCTGACACGTTGAAGTTGGTCGCATAGCCGCCGCGCACCGGCACCACGTTCGCATTCGCTACCTGATACTGGAAGTCCAGACATCCCTGGTAACCGATGGTGCTCATATCGCCGGCCGTCGCCGCGCCGATACCCGTGGTGTTGGTGATACCGACCGGCTGGCCACTGACACCGGTGCCTGAGAGGGCGCCGGAATCCACGGCGAGGGCCGTGATGATTGCCAGGTCGGAGTTGACGATGCCCTCGATGTCCGGGGTCGACTGGATCAGCAACTGACGGCTGATCTCGGTATACCCGCCAACGTTGTGCGGGGAAAGCGCCAGCTGGCTGAATGCCTGATTGGCTTCCGTGATCTGCGTGGTCTCAGACCCGAGCCAATACGCGGTAGCGGCACCGGTCAACTTCGGGATCGTGACGTTGCCGGTAAGTCCTGCCAGCGACCGAGCACCGAGCCGGAATGCCACCGCACGATTGCGCAGAAGATCGATGAAGCTCACCAGCTCGGTGGCAACCAGGTAGCCGCCCGCGTTTCCGGCGCCAACCGTATCGGCACGAGTGAACCGTGCATCACCGCGCAGATCATTGCGCGTTGCGATGTCCGCACGGCTGATACCGCGCTGCTGGACATCGTAAGGCACAAAGAACTTCTTCGGATCACCTGGCTGATTGAGCCGGCGGGCAATCTCCCGCGAGCATTCGCCTTCGAACTGCGCACCGTTCCAGTTGCCGGCGTGCGCCGCCAGAATGGCGCGGCAGATCGAAAACTGCTGCGTCTCATTTCTCGAAAGGTCGAGCCGGCTGACCGGCTGCGGGTTGGATTTGCCGCGCTGCTCCAGCAGCTTGAGCAGATCGTCCGTCACCTCTTCCACCGACATGCCGGACGAGATCCAGTAGCGCTGCGTGCGCTCCTCGATCTTGTTGGCCGTGGCGACATTCTTGATCGCCTTGATACGGGAAGCCTCGATGGCCTGTCCGTTCTGTTCGGCACCACGCCGTGCCAGTTCGGCAGCTACTCCGCCCGCATCCTCGGCGTTCGGCCTGCCACCAGCAGCGCGGGTGGTAGTCCCGCCCGCATCGCCGGACCCATCACCACCGTTTGCCGTGGTCGCAGTGTCGTCAGACATTGATCTTCGCTCCTGTGTTGAAACTGTAGTATCACCACGCCCTACGCCAACCACCTTATCGGCCGGTATGGCGCAAAGCGTAATCTCGTCTGGTTCCCAATCAGTGATCAGGTACGTATCGCCGTCCTCGTTCGATTGACGCGCCAGCGTCATCTCATGCACGGTATAACCGACCGAGGTGTTTTGCAGGATGCCGTCGTCCACATCCATCAGCGCGTTCTCGGCCGTGGCCGAGCGCCCGAAACGCACATCGGCGCGGCCGATCTTGTCCTTGCCAAAGGTGGCCTTATCAACCACCCCGATCTGCTGCCGCGTGTCGTGGTTGAGCAGCAACGGTGCCCGACCGCTCTTGATGAAGTCGGAGCGGATGGCTGCTGGTGAGTGGTCCAGCTGTTCGCCGCCGAACCAGCGCTGGACCACCGTTTGCTCGGAAGAAAAGGACAGCGCCCGAGTGCGCTTTTTCTCAGCCATCGTGAGCCACCTCACGCGTCAGTTGACCGCCCACGGAATGCATTCGGCAATCACGCCGCGCGAACTCCGGGGCATCACGTTCCAGGAACGCCTGCGCCTTGGCCTCGGTCATATTGCCGACCACCAAGGTGCGACCATTCTTGAATGTGAATGTCGCTTTCTTTGACGCGGGGTTGAAGTCAAGCTTTATATCGCCCATGACTCAATCCTCCTTCGCATCAAACTCATCCTCGGCGCCAACCTCGCCAACGCCGTCGTCCTCCTCGGACTTATCGTTGATTGCTTCGGAAATTTCCTTGAGGTCATGCTCCTTGGCGTCATGGGTCTTGACGTGCGAACCATCCTCGGCCGCTTCGGAGATGTCGAAATCAGGGATAGACCCATTCGGTGACATCTGTTGCTTGACGGCGCCAATCGCTTCGCTCACAGACTTCAAATCTGCTGCTTTCTTCATCGGCCATGTGACCTTGGCTGGCGGGTGCTCGAAGGTGCCATAAGCCGGCGCCGGTACGTCCGACGCTGGCGGCGCGGGCTGCGTCGGTTTGCCTTGCTGCGGTAGGGGAGAATCCGGCGAGCGCGGGTCACCCACGACGCGTGCGCCCGCCATTGCGCCACGCAGTGAAGAAGCGTGTGGCGCGCCGCTGAACAACTTGCCCATTGGTTTAGGTCCTCTCTGTGATTAGGCGCAATCGGCGCCGCGAACGGTCGGTATCATCTTCATCGGGGTCGGTGATCTCATCAGGCGGGGCCTTGGCTTTTGGGGCCGCAGGCTCAACCATCGTTGGATTCGGATTCTGCCCCGGTTGCGCAATAGCGCCCGGAGCCCCGGCGGTCGTTGGTTGATTGAGTCCGGCATCAGCCATGCCTTGCGCCGCCACAACGGCAGCCGGCGCGGGGGCGCCTTGCTTATCGATCAGGACCTGGCCGCGCGACTCCGCAGGCAC